GATTTGGGCACTCCAGCTGTAACATTTCAACGCAAGAATGCGGGTTTGCGGGCGATGTTACAGAACGTTACAGCTAAAATCAGAGAACTGTAACACTCGCAAACCCGCGTGGTTACAGCGTTTGCGGGTTGTAAAAAGGGAAATGTTACATGTTACAGCTGATTTCAGTTTAAAATTCAAGAATCAAGGTCGACGGTCGATTAGGTACAACTTGCTACATTGAAGAACTGTAACACTGTAACATACGCAGGCAAGCAAGCGTGAAACCCGCACCAGCATTGGCTAAAACGTGTTACAGAACTATGTTACAGAAGGGCATTTCTAGCTGTAACAGCTGTAACACGATTTCTAGAGCGAGGTGCATGCCTCGTATCCATCCCCCGATGGTTTTACATAAAAAAGCCCCTGGAACGGGGCTATGATAGTAGTGATTACTTAGGATGGTTGAGTGGTAACTCAGGTTGATAAGGTTTGTTGGACTTGAGGCGTTGGTTGAGATAACCATCTTGAACCATGTCCAGCCCTTTGTGAGCGTAAGCCAAAGCTTTACCCGTGCCACGAAGCGCGAGCCGTGAAGCTTTGTAAGTGAGTGAAAGGGCGTCTCTAGCGACGCCCACGATAGTAGTTTTAGGATTAGCCATTAGCTTGCTCCTTTTTCTCTACTGGAAAGATAAAGATCTCTTCCACCGCACCATCAGTAACGATAGGTTGGAAGTCTAGACGAAGAGAGAAGCCCTTGCCAGATTGTGTGGCGAAGGCTCTGCCAATCGAAGTCCAATTAGGATTGTAAACCTGATTGCCGTTGGCATCTTTTACTGGATTGCCCTGCTCATCTTTAGATGGGTAAGGTCTTTTTACTTTAGCTGTATACATAATTTACTCCTGTGATGTATAACTAATTGCTCTCATGAACCAATTCCATGAGAATCAATTGAAGGACCTATAACAGATGACCCTAGTCATCTGATTTCTGGACAAGGTTCCAAAGCTTGGAAATCTGGAACAAGGTTCCAAAAAGCAAAACCGGGAAGGGGGGACGCGTTGGTGGCAAGTAGTAGACAATGAGAGAGTGATATAGTAGGGTGTTTTCAAAAAAAAAATTTCTAAAAAAAATTTTTAGGAAAAATTATGGCAAAAAAAGTTTGCGACCGTTGTAAGAAGGAACTTGACCTTTCCAAATTTAGCACAGAGAAATTAAGATCTGGGAACCCGTACCCTCGAAATGTTTGCAAAGCCTGCGTCGTGGAACATCGACAACGAAGATGTAGCAGCAACCCCAAAACTTTTTTATTACATATTTACAACAGTTTGAAAAACAAACGTAAAGATACCTGTGATTGGGATTTAGTGCCCGAGGATTTGTACGACGTGTGGGATGAGCAAGCCGGCCGTTGTGCGTTGTCCGGGAACTTTATGACGTGGCAAAAGGGTGAAGGACAAACGGACCTCAATGCCAGTGTCGATAGAATATCACCCTCGGGCAGTTATACACGGACCAATATTCAGCTTGTTTGTTATCGAGTCAATATAATGAAACACGTACTTACCGAACACGAGCTTTATTGGTGGTGTAAGAATATAGTGACAACCAAAGAAGATTTTTAATATAATTTAACAGCATGCGTTTACTAGACGAAGACAGACCTACAGATATTACAGAGATGGATCGATCCGAGCTTCAATCTCACTTACCATATGCAGGTTTACATTTAAATGAACTTTCTGTCCAGGAAGAGCGTTTAGTATTGTTCCATCTTCGCGGTATGAGTAAAGCGGCCGCCGGTCGAGCAGCAGGGTACAAGGATGTTGATCGCGTATACGATATTTTTAAAAAAGAAAAAATACAAAAAGCCCTGGCCTATTTTCGTAATGAAATGCGCGAAGAAATTAAGTTCGATAAAAATATTGCAACCGGTATGTATCTCGAAGCTCATAGAAAATCCGTAAACGCAACCGAAGAAAAGAATGTCGTTGATTCGTTATGCAAGCTCCACGGTTTATTTATGCCAGATAATGCTACGCAGATAAATATTAATGTTGAAAAAGTAGAGCAGTTGGAAAGATTATCCGACGCGGAACTACTTAGACTTGCGGGGGCAGATATGAATTACTTAGAGCCGAATGGAAATCAAGAAGACTGAATGCCAAAGGTGTAAAGGGCTTTACCATGAGAACCTTATTCTACTGGACGATATCTGTGTGTACTGTAGAGCGGACGAGGCGGAGAAAGTGCCCGAACCCCAGTCGATGTCTGAACAGGGTCGAAAGAAACAAGCAGACTTATCCGCACAAGTAAAAGCGGAACAAGAACTAGCCAAAAGAATCTTATCACGTAAACACTTACTCCCGTTTGTAGAACGTTTCAATCCAGATTATTTAGCAGGCTGGGTGCACAAAGACATTTGTCAAAGGCTCGAAAGGTTTAGTGAACAAGTAGCAAATCAAGAGTCACCAAGACTGATGCTCTTTATGCCTCCTCGACATGGTAAATCTACTTTGGCCAGTGTGGCATTCCCTGCCTGGCATTTAGGTCGACACCCCGACCACGAATTTATAAGTTGTTCGTACTCAGGTTCTCTTGCGATGAATTTCTCAAGAAAAGTGCGTCAATTATTAAGAGAGCCAGTATACAAAAATGTGTTTGAAAAATCTAGGCTCGATAAAGATTCTCAGTCAGTAGAATCGTGGCAAACGACCCGCGGTGGTGGTTACGTAGCTGCTGGTGTTGGGGGAGGTATTACAGGTAAAGGTGCAAACATTTTGGTTATCGATGACCCTGTAAAAAACCGTGAAGATGCAGAGTCGGAAAACAACCGCGAAGCGACCTGGGACTGGTATACATCAACCGCGTATACTCGTCTATCTCCGGGTGGTGGGATATTGGTTATTCTTACAAGATGGCACGACGATGACTTAGCGGGTAAGTTGTTAAGACAAGCAGAAGACGGTGCGGATCAGTGGGAAGTAATTAAGTACCCAGCGATTGCAGAAGAAGATGAAAAATATAGGAAAGTGGGTGAAAGTTTACATCCGGAAAGATATAATGTCGACGCTCTCGAGCAGATAAGGAAAGCCATCGGTCCCCGAGATTGGTCTGCTCTGTATCAACAGAATCCGGTATCCGATGAAGGCGATTATTTCAGCCGAGACATGATTAGATATTACGACTTTGATGAAATTGATACTTCACATCTTAACTACTATTGTGCGTGGGATCTTGCGATCGGACAGCGTGACCGGAACGATTACTCAGTTGGTATTGTTGTCGGTGTCGATGAATATGATACTTTATATGTGGTTGATGTCGTTCGCGGTAAATACGATGGCTTTGAATTAGTTGAACAAATTTTAGACTTGTACGAAACGTGGCGCCCGAGTATAGTAGGCATAGAGAGAGGACATATTGAAATGGCTCTCGGTCCGTTTCTACAGAAAAGAACTCGGGAACGGGGATTAAATGAAGCGTACTTTAAAGATTTAAAAGTAGGCAAAAGAGATAAAGAAGCAAGAGCTCGTGCAATACAGGGTAGAATGCAACAAGGTATGGTATACTTTCCGAAGGATGCCATTTGGACTGGACCAATGGTCGCAGAACTTTTGCGTTTCCCGAATGGTACACACGATGACCAAGTCGATGCATTAGCGTGGATAGGACTAATGATGACTGAATTTGCTACGTTCTATGAAAGACCGGAGCATATTCCATCATGGAGAGATAAATTAAGATATTTGACCAAAGGTGTTAAACATAAATCTTCAATGAGTGCTTAATGGCAGAATATAAAAAACCAAAAGAAAAATTAGACGCGGCAGAAGAAGCAAACCTTGCACGTAGACAATGGGAAGCGTATACAAGAGCGAGAGACAACGGTCACACAGATTATATTGAAATTGCAAAACAATGCGATGCCTTTTACCGGGGCGAGCAGTGGGACGAAGCTGATATAGCCGCATTGGATGATCAGGGTCGTCCCGCGCTTACTATTAATACCATTCTTCCTACTATTAATACCGTTATTGGTGAACAGAGTACGCGAAGAGCGGATGTACAATTTAAGCCCCGCGGTTCGGGAGTACAAGAAACTGCAAATGTCCTTACTAAACTTTTTTTACAAATTTCAGATAACAACAAACTAGAGTGGATTGAATCCCAAGTTTTTGCAGATGGTCTTATTCAAGATCGAGGTTGGTTTGATGTAAGAATAGATTTTTCTGATCACATTAAAGGTGAAGTTAGAGTTGTCCAAAAAGACCCACTAGATATTCTCATTGATCCAGATGCAAAAGAATATGACCCAAAAACTTGGAAAGAAATTTTTGAAACCAAGTGGATGAGCATAGATGATATTGAAGAACTTTACGGTCAAGCAAAGGCAGATAAGTTACGAACCATTGCAGAAGTTGGATCAACATTAGGTTCTGATTCTATTGAGTATGAAGAAGAAAGATATGGTGATACCTATAGCGGAGAATATTCAAGCGACTATCCAACTAACCCAGAAGAAGCTAGAGCATTAAGAGCAATTCGAGTTGTAGAAAGACAACACTATAAATTAAAGGATTGCATGTTTTATGTTGATCCAGTTACGGGAGATAAGAGAGAAATTCCATATAACTGGGATGAGAAAAAATATAAGAAGTTTGCAGATGAGTTTGGTTTATACATAATTAAAAAACAAATTAAAAAAGTCCGTTGGACGGTGACCGCGGACACTGTAGTATTATTCGACGATTGGTCTCCTTATACTTCTTTTACGTTGGTTCCTTATTTTCCATATTGGAGGAGAGGTAAACCTTTTGGTATGGTAAGAAATCTTTTATCACCACAAGAACAATTAAATAAAATTTCATCACAAGAATTACACATAGTTAACACTACAGCCAACAGCGGTTGGATTGTAGAATCGGGTTCGCTGACTGGGATGACAGCGGATGATCTAGAAGAACACGGTGCGGAAACTGGGTTGGTACTCGAATATAATCGAGGTTCCACTCCCCCTGGAAAAATACCTCCGAATCAGATTCCCACCGGTCTAGACAGAATCAGCCAAAAAGCTGCACTCAACATTAAAACTATAAGTGGTATTTCTGACGCTATGTTGGGTACGGATGGCGCTGAAGTTTCTGGTATTGCGATTCAAGCAAAACAGAATCGCGGCGTGTTGATGATCCAAGTACCGCTTGATAATCTAAGAAAAACAAGGTACTACTTAGCAGAAAAAGTTTTAGAGTTAGTACAACATTACTACACAGAAGAAAGAATCATTCAAATCACAGATGAAAATGATCCTATGAAACCAAGTGTTCCTTTGGTAGTTAACCAAGTTACACCCGAAGGTAAAATTGTTAATGATTTAACTTTGGGGGAATATGAAGTAATTATTAGCACTATGCCTTCCAGAGATACTTTTGAAGATACCCAGTTTGCACAAGCTATAGAACTTAGAAAAGTTGGAGTCCCTATTCCAGATGACCTTATTGTTGAATACTCACAGCTACAACGCAAAGGTGAAATTGCACAACGTATTAGAGCTATGCAAGGAACTAATCCTCCAACAGAAGCTGAACTTCAAGTACAACAATTCCAGGCTGAAGCAGCTATTGCTCAAACACAACTCGAAATTGCAAAACTTGAAGCAGAAGTTTCAAGACTACAATCTGAAGCTCAGCTTAATATGGCTAAAGCTCAAGGTGAAGTTACAGAGCCACAAGTTAAAGTGGCTGAGCTACAAAGTAAACTTCAAATGAAGAGAGAGGAACTTGATTTAAGGGAGCGACTTTCTGGCATGACAAATGATGTTAGAAGGGAGCAAAGTGAAACCACTGCGGCTGCAAAAATTGCAACCGCTGCCATGAAACCCAGACCTACAGGAGGTAATTAAGTATGGCTAAGAAAGAAGAAAATAATGTAAATGAATTGGTTATGGACAGAATGCCAGGGGCAGATGCCATATCCGAAGAAGATGTAAAACCATTTGAAGTTGATTTAAATTTTGAAGACGAACCCAAGGAGGAAGAAGTAAATGAAAAAGTCTCAGAAGAAACTAACTCTCTTCCAGAGGAAGAAGTTGTTGAAGAAGAAGTTGAACAGCAAGGAGAAGAGGAAGAATCTTCAGAGCCAGAAACTAATAGCAAAGAAAGCGTGGATGGAGAGGGCGAAGGAACTCCACAACCAAATCTTCAGTCAATTGAAGGAAGCAATGAGGACTTTACCCAAGAAGTAAATTCACAAAAACCACCCATGGTGCCAAAATCTAGATTAGATGAGGTGCTAGCAAAACAAAAAGCTTTACAAAAACAGCTAGATGAAATAAACAAAGCTAAACAACAGCAGGTAGAAAACGCCCCTGAGTATGATTTTGCTTCAAAAGAAGCAGAATATCAGCAGTTAGTGCTTGATGGAGAGTCTGAAAGGGCCGTGAATCTTAGAAATGAAATAAGAAACGCTGAAAAAGAACAGTTTATGTTTGAAGTTCAGCAAAAAATGGGTCAAACAGTGCAACAAAGTCAGGAAATGACGGCTTTACAAGCAAAAGCAGCTGAAATTGAGGCTAAATACTCTGTTTTAAATGAAAATAGTGCTGATTTTAATGTTGATTTACAAACTGAGGTCATCGAATTGCGTAATGCGTTTATGACTCAGGGCTACTCGCCTGCAGACGCGTTAGAAAAAGCTACAAATTATACTTTAGCTGCTAAACAACCGGGTTTATTTAATCCAGCACCTGTAAAACCAGTACAAAAAGTTGAT